GCCGGTGTGGCTCGAAGTTTGCCAACAACGTCTGCAAGCAAATTGGCTTTTGCATCGTCTAATTCCTTGCCATTTTCAAGCAAAGTGATGGCCTCGGCCAATTCATCGGCATTGGTATTGGTTCTTTCGGCCAAAACCTCAAAACTACGAACGGTGGCGGTGGTGTCTTTGTAGGCAGGAAAGCCAGTCACGACCGAAACCTCATGCAGGCGAATCTGGGTAAGGGTACGAACAGCACCATCGTCACTCCATGAATCCCCGCCCTTTGGCACGCTGAAACCGAAACTCATGGAATCAACGTCGCCGCGACGCATCAAGATACTTAGGTCACGGCCTGCTGTGGTATCTGGCAGATCGGCATCGACCAAAAGACCACGCTCATCCTCTTGCAGTCTGAGGGTCTTTGCACGAGTCGAGGCAAGCACGATGTCCGAGTTGTGATTTAGGAACATGCGAATCGCATTACGGCTACGAAGGGTCTTACTGAAAGCGCCGGGTTTGATTATCTCGCGAAAGCCCATGTCCTCGCTAAATGAATTAAAGACGGCGGCATAACCGCGAAATGACATGTAATCAGAACCGTTTTCCTCGCTTTTGCGCATCTCAATATCGGAAAACGTGACTTCTCTTTGTTCAATCTTTGGCGTCATTGGGTCAGCCTCCATTTGCTTCCTGAACATATTAGCGACGAATGCGGGGTTGTTCACACGCTCAGCCTTCACTTCATCTGCTTTTCGCTCGAACCAATTTCGTGCAGGCATCGGGTCAAGTGGGTTTATACCCCAAAGATAATGAGCAACAGCACCAGCACCGGGGAATCCATCATTGTCTGCATTTGAATTCTGTGGTGCGTCTAAATCTGGCGCGTGGCGTGCGCCCCATGCATTAGCCCTGATTACTTTGTCCTCTGATATTTCACCGCGTGCCATTGCTCGGGCTTCTCGAACCGTAGAGCCAACGAGACCATCGCCTGCAAGACCGTCTGCGTAATACTCCAAACCTTTTGCGGCTGCGTCACGAATGTATTGAGGCACTTCTAAATCAATCTGACGATCCTCTAATTCTTCCTCAATTTCATCGTCTAATTCATCAAGTAGTTCATCCTCTGGCTCATCCTCTTTTTCGCCGACCCATGCATTGCAATAGTGGTCACCACGAACAAAATCCATCCATCTTTGACACCATGCTTTGTCATCTTGAACGATGTCATCGTTATAGAACGCACAGTTACCACAGGCGCGACCTTCTGGAACATCCTCAGACAATGCAGGTCGATAATTGTCAGGTAACGCTCTGTTCTCATCAGTGGGCTCTGGCAATGGGTCAATCTTGCGAAGGGTCGAGAATTTATGACCGACTAGAACAATCGTCGGTTCCCAGCCATCTCTGACACGTGCAAAAACACGAATCAATGCCGCTGGATCGTCAGGTGTTCCGATTACCTCGAATGATGAATCTGGCACGTTGATTGTTGTGGTCGTTGCGATTCTTTCGATTTGTCCACGCGCCCTGCCACCTGATGAATTCCATGAAACATAATCGCCGACCTCAAGTGTGCCGGGCATGGCTCTTTTGTCTTTATATTTCTTACGCTCACCACCGGGCTCCATGCCTTCTGCAATGCTGACGGCAACCATCTGATCGATGGCGTCTTGTTTAGAGTCGTGACAACCGATTACTTCGCCGTCCTCTTTGATGGTCGCCCAGCCTGCACAATCTGGCGATTCGTCGGTTATGAAGTATGGCATCAGAAGGTCTGCCTAATCCATGAAACGTTATGGTCAGCCTTGCTGCTTATCGCATACAGCGCTTCGCCCGGATTCAATTCGAACAGCAATGATTCCTCTTTTAACAATTTGTAACCAGTTTCAACGGTCACAGCAGACCCACCCAGATAGATGGTCGAAGTGTTGTCGTCATTGTGAATATGCAACTTGATTGGATTGACCGATGAAGAATCAAGATGAACGGCAGCAGTGCCTACTACCGATACCCCAGAAAGAATCGCCATTACTCAACCTCATAAGCGCCCTGCGGATTAGCAGGGTCGAGTTGTGCGATGTTCTGCAACTGCACTGATGGTACGCCAGTGTGTTGAATGTCTGGCAGACCAACGGCGGCCAAAACTTCAGATGGGTTGAATCCTGCGACGATGAGTCTGTTGGCGATTGTGGCTCGCTTATCCATGTCCACGAGATTCGCACCTTCGATGTTGATGTTTGCCAGTGGCACGCGATAAGCATCGCCACCGTCAGCCGGTCGCAAATCCTCTAGACGTCGAACATCGTTGATGCTTAGGAATCCTGACTGAAGTCCAGTCGAATAGGCGGCATATCGAGTCTGAATGTCGCCACGAAGTAATCCATCGACATTGAATCGCAAGAATGCATCGGCAGGCAATAGGCGTGTAAGGGCAGTCTCGATTTTGTCGAGATACGGACGAATGGTGTAGGTCACGAATTGGATTGCGTTTGATTCGACTGATGCATATGACATTGCACCCGGCTTCGCGACTTGAAGCATGTGCAATGGCACACGGAATACGCGAGCGATTTCTTCGACGGCGAATTCTCGGCTTTCGAGCATCTGCGCCTCATTGGGGTCAACGCCTGTCTTTTGGAATTTCGCTCCGCCCGATAGGACGCCCGGTCGGTGTGAACGCTTTAGGCCGCGATGTGCAAGTTCGTACGAATCGACCAAAGATTTCGCCTGTTCTTGTGTCAGATTGCCGGGGAATTCGATTAAGCCAGTGGTGGTCGAGCCTTGACCAAAGAATCTTGCAGCGAATTCTTGAAGTGCTGAGGCCAGCCCCAATGATTCCTTTACCTGATCTATGCGAGAGATTCCGCGAAGTTGACCCGGTAATTTCAATTCGGTTATGTGAATTATCTCGTCGCGGGGAATCATCGACTGGGCACTTTCGCCCGAGTAGTAGTAAGTGATTTGCCTATTCGGGCCGACTGGCTGAATCTGAACCTTCGTGGGGTCAAGCACGCTCAAACCGATGACTCCTTGACCATCTCTGAATACGCGAATGAATGCGTTTCCATCGAGTAGCAATGAGACCATTAACTGCTGATAAAACTCCGAACGAGTGACGCTGACTTCAATATCGGGTGAATCGACCCATATTGGCTTTGGTCGTAATGGCACGCGATTACCCTGAACGCGACGGAATGCATCAACCGGCAGGGTCGAAACAGTGTCAGCGATTAGACGAACGCATGAATAGACGGTGGTTATCTCTAAAGATTTACGTTGTGTGATGTTCGTACCAGCATCGGTAGTGAATGCGAATGTCTCGCCAGCACCCCAAATCGTCTGGAATGAGATTGCCCGATTCTCGGAATTAGGCAGATTGAAAAGGCGGCCGAACATTACTTACCCTCTTTTTCGATGATGACGCCAGCGACAAATACTGCCGCACCGAATAGGGCCAACCCCAGTGGAATCGAAAACCATGCCACGCCGCCGACGAAGCAGACGATTCCAGTGACCTGAATGAGCAATGACGGTTTCATGCGCCCCCTAAACGGCGAAAAATGCAGGCACGACTTCCTCGTGCTGCTGTCGGGTGATCGTTGCCCTATCAAAAGCGATAATCGCAGCGACAGCCGCATCAATCTTACGGCTACTTTGCTTGTGTTCCTTAACAACTCGCGGCCCGAGGCGGTCTGACTTCACCACGCAGTTATTCATATGCCGCACCAATGTTGGTGAACCGTCATGAGTGAGGTTCGATTCCATGACCGCATCCCTGAATTTGGCACATGCCTGCACCATTCTTGCAGGGCTCGATGACGGATATTCCACGACTGGCAAGCCCTCATCGGCCAATACCTGCATGGAGCGTTGCCAGCGATATGGGTCACAAACAATCTCTGTCACTTGCCATTTTTTGCATGCCTCAACGATCGTCTGCTCGACTTCGCTTATATCGACCCGCCAATCATCGCGGTCAGTGAGTTGTTTTTCCCATGCTTTGATTAGGAACAAATGTGGTCTTGAATCGGTAGTGCATCCGACTATGACGGACGCATCGCCTGAAAACGAACCATCGAATCCCAAAACAATCTCGGTCTGTTCAGGCGGCTCGCCTTGATTGTCGGCACATGCCTCGAACGTTCCAGTGGGCAGCCAGATTTGCCTGCTCGAAACCCATTGATTGATTCGCTTAGTCCGAAACTCAGCCTCAGGGGTTCGACGAATCGCTGACTCGAAGTCCTCTGGATCGTTCAAATCACCGAATCCGGGGTTGGCCATTCGCCATGTCTCAGGGTCACGAAAGTCGGCGTCGAGTGGTGCGTGCCACCATGCGCCAAAGAATGTGGGGTCATCTACTTCACCAATGGCGACTCGCTGTGCGTATTGCCAGAGCCTGAAACAGGTCGATTCGAGTCCAGTCTGGTCATAACGAACACCAGCGGTCGTGATGCCTAGCAACATCGGCTCACGTCTGGCTGCCGAACCTAATTGCATGACGTTGAACAACTCGTCATTCGGTGCGGCATGAAGTTCGTCATAGACAACCAGAGTCGGCGACAGACCCTCTTTCGTGAATGCCTCACTACTCAAAACTCGATAGACGGATTTAGTCGCGGGTACTTCGATGGCGTCGCGATATAACTTCGCCTGTTCCATAAGGTCAGGGTTCGATTCGACCATTTGCTTTGCTTGATTGAAAACGATTCTTGCCTGCTCTTTATCCGCTGCCGCTGAAAAAACCTCGCCACCATCGACGCCACAAAAAAGCGAATACAAAGCGATACCAGAGCCGATCGTTGACTTCCCATTCTTTCGAGCCATTCCCACCAATGCGGTTCGATGCCTGAACCGACCATCATCGCGGCGGGCGAATAGATGCACCAAAAGATTGCGCTGCCATTCGCGCAAGACCAATGTCTCGCCGACGCGGCCAGCGACGGTGTCCTTAGTCTGAGTTAGGCATTCGATGAAGTCGGCAACGATGTGGCCACTAGAGCGTTCTAAATCATCAGCCGCAACTGGCGTCAGAATCGCAGGCGGCCATGCTTGATTATTCACACCACTATTTCTTTGTTTAATTTGTTCATAGGAATTACTCGACGATTTCCGCTGGGGTCATAATCTGCTGGCTCTGATACTTCCCAACCTGTCTGACCTGATATACAGCCCAAAATTTCGGCGGATCGATAATCAGGCTCAATCGCAAATGCGACAATGATGAATTTATCAATATCGGTCTTATTGATGCCGACTGGATTAGTTTGACGTCTGACTCGTCGAACCTCAATGATGTGGCCAACATCTGCTGTCTTTGCATGTTTGTAATGTTCTGATGGATGCCAATAACCAGCGTGCCAGTAACGATTGGTCAATTTTGCAACTGCGCATTCACAGACGGCCGAAGCAATGCTGGCATTTAGTTCATTCTGTTTTCTCGAATTATCGTAATAACTTCGGTCTGGCGAGCCTTCTCTTTGCAACATTCTTTGAATTCCAACATGAGCGGCATGTTCATATTCCCAGCGTTCTAGGTGAATGGTCATAGGTAGATTGATTATGTTTATTTCAGGCATTGGCTCGCTTTGCACGATCTTGAATCTCTTGCAGGCGGCTTCGCGTTTTGACTTCCGCGATACCGAGGCGTGAACGTGA